AGGTTGTAGCAGAAGTATTACAGGTAGAAACAGAAGATGTTGAGATTATTGCTGAAGCTGTAAAAGAAGATGAGGTGGTAGCAGAGGCAGTAGAAGAATATGTAGAAAGAGCAGTAGAGAACGCTGATGTAGAGGATTACACACTTGCTGATGTTGTTACAGAGGTACAGTATGAGGCTTTCTTAGAAAATCCTATAGAAGTATTAGTAGATTTTGACAACATAACAGAGATAAACTTGTCAAACATATCTAATGATATGACACAAGATCAGAAAGAAAAAGCACAGGAGGTCGTAGTTCCTGTAATCTTGACTAGAATAGCTAGTATGGCTGCGTTTATATTTAGGAGAAGCTAATGATTAAGAAATTATGGTCTTGGTTTGTAGAAGCAATTAAAGAAACACTAAATCTTAGTTGGACTTTAGTTGGTTTAGTTATTGCAACACTTACACTAACTGGTTCTGCCCAGCAAATCACAGGTTTAGCGACTATAATTACTTTAGGCATATGGTTATTAACCATAAGTTTTAGAAAAGGAGATTAATATGGACTGCTGTGGTAGTGGTTGCTGTGGTGGTAAGTAATGTGTGTAACTTTTGTCAATGATGCTGGTACATACATTACCATTTGTAATGGAGAATATGGAGGTATAGGTGAAACTGACTGTAGTTAGAACACAATTTGGAACAGATGCAACAAATGGTATGTTGTTTATAGATGGTATTTTTGAATGCTATACACTAGAGGATCAATACCAGGCAGTAAAGGTAATGCACGAAACCTGCATACCAGAAGGTACATATGATATTAAGTTTAGAACTGTTGGTGGATTTCACGAAAAATACAAAAAGAGATATGGTAATGACCATTATGGTATGTTGCATTTGCAAGATGTACCTAACTTTACTTACATACTTATACACGCTGGTAACACAGATGAACATACTTCTGGTTGCCTAATAGTAGGGGAAACACAACAAGATTTAGATATAAGTGATGATGGTTTTATAGGACATAGTGGTAAGGCGTATCTAAAACTATATAACAAGGTTGCAAAACAATTACTACAAGGCAAAGATGTAGCCATAGAGTACACAACAATCAATAAATTATTAGATGGTCAAGTAGATAACAAAGCAAAAGACCATACTGTTCTAGCTAACACAGTATATGAAAAGCTAGAAGAAATAAATGGAAATGTATTGATAGGTAATGCTATGTTGAAAGGCAGGTTAATACAATAATGTTTGATAGAATTAAAAGAGCAAGAAATCAAGATGGTACATTTAAAAAAGATGTATGGTGGACACCTTGGTCTGATTCGTGGGAGTATGGAATGAGTGAAGATCTCAAAGATATGCTTGAAAGAACTGCGTGGACCTTCATTGAAGCGTTCATTGGTGCATTGACAGTTGCTCCATTAGTGGGTGTAGAAGCTGAAACAATTCAGTTAGCTGCATTAGCTGGTGGTGGTGCTGCACTTGCAGTTATCAAGACATACGCTAAAAAACAAATCAGTAAGTAGATTCTGTCCTAATTCCTGTGTATAATTAGCTCAACAGAAAGGGCTGTTATGACACAGGAACTAGGTAATAATTATTACAAGTCTGGTTGGCAACCATCAATAGAGTTTGATGAATCAACAGGCAAAGGTGAAGTAACTTATGTAGGTACTGACCCTGATTACAAGAATAAGTATGATGAGATACTTAAAAACTGGGGGTTTGATCCCAAATACTTTACGATTGAGGGGAATGTAAGGGCTAGTAGCTGGGAAGGACAACTAAAAGGTGGCAGAACGACCACCTTTTTTGCATTTAAGGGGGTTGTAAAGCGTAAGAATCCTGCATTAGACCAGTATTTTGACAAACTTGTTAAGGAGTACAGTAAAAAACCTAAGTTAAAAGACACAGATTTTGGTGGTGATACTGCTTTTATATGGACAATGGCTGATTGGCAGTTAGGTAAAGCTGATTATGGCGTTGAGAATACCCTTAAACGCTACGAGGAAGCTCTTATTAAGGGGGTAAATCAGATTAAGGCACTGCGTAAGACAGGTACAGAGATAGATGAGATATATTTACTAGGACTAGGCGATCTTACAGAGAACTGCGACCAATCTTTCTATAGTTCTATGCCTTTTAATGTAGAGTTATCGCTATCACAACAGTATCAATTAGCTAGGCGTATGATAATGAAAACTATTGATACATTCCTTTCACAAGCAGACAAGATTGTGATTTGTGGTATTGGTGGTAATCACGGAGAGATGACACGATCAGGCAAAGGACAGGTATTGTCAGATAGATTAGACAACTCTGATATGATGCACTTTGAAGTAGTCAAAGAGATACTTGCACAGAACAAAAGATATGACAAAGTAAAGGTCATACTACCAACTGACTATCATCACTTGCTAGATATAAAAGGTAAAGGTGTAGCTATCACACACGGACATATGACAGGTGGTGGCTCTGGTCCAGAGGGTAAGATAATGAAGTGGTGGCAAGGACAAATGTTTGGTTGGTTGCCTAGTGGTGCAGCCGAGATACTTGTAACAGGACATTATCATCACCCAAGACTGCTAAGACAAGGTAGGCGTACTTGGTTTCAATGTCCAAGCATAGATGCAAGTAAAGATTTTACTGCAAGAACAGGACTATGGAACGATCCTGGTGTGTTATGTTTTACAGTTAATAAAGATGGTTGGGATAACTACAAGATAGTTTAAAAATTTAACTTGTAATAATAAGGTCCATCGTGATATTGTTCTAATTTAGATTTTGATAATGCTTTACCTATGTCATCAACTGTTTTAAATACAATATCTGCATTTCTAATACAAAATACTATGTAATACTTTGTTGCATAATTTTCACAGAACATACTATCAAACAAGTTGTAATGTTTAAGATCAGTTATTTTTATTTTGTAATTAGATTTTATTTCACAGAAAAAATGTTCTTTGTCATTATAAACAAAATAATCTGGAAACGATTTTAATACAGGGTGCATCTTATTCCACAATGGGATAGGACTTGTAGCAAAGTCAGGCGTATCATTAAGATGTAATCTTCTGTACTTCATACCTTTGTCTTGACAATATTGCTCAAACATATCCTCTGCAAAGTCTATGTAGTTACCTGCTCTTTCTTCATAATCAAGTGTGTTATGTTTTCCTGTTTCACTAACTTTCTTCACACACAATCCTCTATCTCGTGTGCCATACAACCTACACACCTACCTAGAAAATCAAGATTAGTTTGTGGTGGATCACCACACTCTACACATTCCCCTAACCAACGCAAGTCTTTCATTCTTCTTCTTGATTTACTGTTGTAAGTATCTGTATGTTAGGAAGTATTGCAAGTAATTGTTGTTGTCCATTAGGCAACATTATACTTTTACCCATAAACAAAGGTACTTCCTTATCGTTTCTTCTATTTAATAACTCTGCAATCAACATACCTTCTGTTGCTTTGCTTAACATTACATCTATCATTCTTCCTCAACTATCTCTACTTGTATCTCTGTTGGTTCGCCTACAAACTCTACATCTTTAAACTCACCAGCGTTAGATACTTTAATTATTACTTTCACCTATGATCTCCCTGCATTTTTTGCAATATGTTTCTACTATGTATGTCGGCTCACCGAACATATCCATTTCTCCTACACCACAACTAAGACAACGCACTCTTTAACTTGTCAATCATAGCACTAGCATTACCCTTAGTAGCTTCGCCACTGTTAAGGTAAGACTTTGCTTCTGCACCTAGTTCATCTAAACCTGCATCAATACATTGTGTTATTAATGTATTAATAAAGTTCTTTTGTCCATCACTTATTGGTTCTTGTTGCCAAGGTCCATCAGGTATATCAGCCATATCTTCCTCACTTTCTTTTTCTTGTACTTTACCCATTGTTTCTATTATATTATTTACTACCTCTGTATTACCAGCTCTGTCCTCAAATTCTTGTTTAAATTTTGTAACATAACTTTCTACAAGTAATAAAAATTTATCTACATTATCGTTAGACCATTCAGCTATATTGTCGCTAATAGTCTTATCCATTTTAAGTCGTGTGATACTCGTGTCGTAGCATTTCTTTGCAAAATTTTTGTCCTCGTTGCACATACTAAATACCATTTCTTTTAGCTGACCCTCTGTAATGCTAGAAGGGGATTTCGTAATCTCTTGTGCTACTTCTTTTTTTTTAGGTGGCTCTGCTACTGGTTGCACTACACCTGCGTAATGTTCTTCCTCTGTTGTATCGCCTGTCCATAGTTCTAATCCTATACCAAAACGCATACAACATCTCTTGATCCCATCACTTACTGCTAGTTTAAGTATCTCACTTTCAGTTAAATTCCTAGCTAATGCGTGTCTATCTACATCACCAACCTCTTGTACTGTACCTAGATCATCTATCTCTAATGTACATTTTGCACCTACAACTGCGTTATCTTTATCTCTTATGATGTCATAAGTAAAGTTGTACTTACCACCTACAACATCAACCAATCTCTTTGTGTATATGTGGTGTGGTACATAGTCGCCATACTTACCTTGTGGTGCTTTCTTTACTACACTCTTTGGAAAGTTAGCAGTTAATTTTTTATGTGTTTCTTTATCCATATCTTTCTCCTGTTCTGTGTGCCTACATTGTAGTTGTTATCTACGACAATTTCTAGTATCATTAGAGAAAACAATAAATGACTTATTCATATGTTGTTTCCTTTCTGGAATAGCACTCTAGCGATAGAGTGCTATTTTATTGTTCTTTGTATTCTATAAATATATTATGTTTGTTTAATATATTTTCAAGATCATCTACAGTATCATCAATAAATAAATTACTTATTATGTATGTATTATTTTCTTTATTAAATTTATAACTCATTGTTCTTCCCTCACTTCTGCTATTGAAAACACTTGCATATTTAATGACTTGTGTATGTGATCTAACATATCTTGTGTATGTTCAATAGCTTTATCTTCTGTTTCTGTTGTAACATACTTTGTGCCTACAACATTAACTCTATACTTTTTCATTACTTCCCTTTCTTCCAATATTTTTTTTCTAATTGTTCGTTCATATACCATAACAATCTACCTACACCATACGCATTTTCGTATAAAGTATCTATTGTTGTAGTTCCAACAATTTCTAAATCACTATGATCTTCTAATTGACAATCGTTCATACAAACTAAAGTAGAACTACCATAGTTATCTTGTTTGTATGTAGCTTTATCTTCTGTATCTTCCCAATTACATACTGGGCAAACTAATTTTATACTCATTACTTCCCTTTCTTGACTAATTTATATTCAATAGGATCGCTTATCTCTAGTATTGTGTAACTGTCATACACTTGACCCTCGTGTAACCAATCAATCATAGAGTTAAAACCACCCATATCACTTGTTTCGTTACCTTGTTGGTCTTGTGTAACTGCTATTGTTACTGTTGTTGTCATTATTTTAGTTTTCATTACTTCCCTTTCACTATATTGTGTATCATTTGTCTAGTTAAATTAGTTATCTCTGCTAACTCAATAGCTGAATAACCAATACCATATAAATTCTTTATTGCTACATTTCTTATGTCTATAAACTCTTGGTTAATAGTTTTAAGATTTTGTAGTTCTTTTATGCTTTCATCTAATGCTTTACGATAATTAAACTCTGTTTGTTTATCTACATTGTCGCTTATGTTATCTCTTGCTTGTGTTAAGAGATCGTTTAGTTCATCTTCCATTGTTTACCTTTCTATTCTTCTTCGCCATAAAATTCTTTATGAAACTCTGCATCAATTAAATCAATAACACTACTAATTCGTAAAGTTATACCCTTAATTTCTTTTGCATAATATTCAAGTTCTTTTGGAATTGATAAGCTATCAATCATATTGTTAGCTTTTTCTAAATTATCTACATATTTTATTATATCTTTCATATCTTCCCTATTCTTTCTGCTTATCTTCTTCTAAATGTTCTAACCAATCATTTGCAGACATACTTTCTACAAAATTAACTGCATCTTCTTCATCTTTTGCGTGAAAAGATACAAATACTGTATATACTTTATCCATTATTCTTCCCTATTCTTTCTGCCTATAGCTTATAAAAAGCTATCAGCTTTTTTAACTACAACCACATAGCTTTCGTTAAATGTTTGTTGATCTACAATCTCTAATCTATTGCCCTCTATAAAATGCAACACTTCTTTAGTGCTACGAAAAGGTCTAAGAGTATTGTTGTAATTAACAAATATATACCTACAATCTAGTGGTAACTCAATCTTCTGTTTTAATACCATACTTACAGTATAGCTAACTTTACAATGTTTGCAACTGTATTTGACATTACTTTATGTGTAAGGTTGCACATCATCAACAGAACGAAAGTATTTATTTACTTCATCTTGTTTAATGTTGCAGTAATTTGCCCAAAAATCTAGTGCTTGTTGCCGATCCCAACTACCTACACCATATTTTTTTGGTATATCAGCAAAACCAAATACAAATATTTCTAAAGTAATATCAAAAAAATGTGATAAGTTTTCTTTATATTTATCTTTGTTGTCTTTGCCCATATAAGTTTTTTTATACACATTAAACATTTGATCAATGGTTTGTGTATCTTCCATAATTTTATTCATTGATTAACCTACACTTTCTTTTAATGCTTGTCTAAATAATCTTACAGCTTGTTGCTTACCATAACCTAAATATTGTTGTTTAAAATCGCTATTCATATCAACAATTTCTAACATACCACTACCAAAGTATTGATACATCATATAGTCATTAGTTGTTTTAATTAGTTTTGGATAATTCATAACTTTCCTTTCTGTTTATTAACCTACACTATATTGTAATACCTGTTTTACATTATGCAAATTATTTGCCTACAATATAGTTGCCTACACAATAAAAAAAACCAACTGATCTTAAAGGGGAAAGACCAGTTGGTTTAATCGTTAGCTATTGTTTAGCTATTTATTAATACCTTTTAATATAAAGTAACTTAATACAATACTAATCCATAAAATACCCCAATCAGTAACAACCCAAAAATATATCATAAAGTTGTTTAATGTTTCTCTATACATAATTAACCCCTTTAATATATTGTGTTGACTAGTTCTTCACCAATTAATTCTTTAATTAATTCTAAATAACCATAACTAACAACTGTATCGCAGTTGGTATCTGGTGAATGTGGGAATGGTTTAGTAAAACTATTGTATTCATCTACATTAACCATTACATCACAATCAAAACAAATATACTCTATATGTTCTAAATGTTCTATTTCCTCTTTTACTTCTCTTGCTAATTCCATAAATGGTTTATTTAGTTCAAAACTAAAATATAAATTATCATTTAATTGATTAACTTTATTTATTGTTTTATTTTCTAACAATTTCACAATTAACCCCTTTTATTCTAATTCGTATATTTTATCTGTTATTTGCCCTGCACTTGTTAAATATTCCCCTCTAATTAACGCTGTTGCAGTTCTTCCATAATGACCCTGTAAAGACCAAGCATTACCATTTTGAACTAACTTGCTAAATAGTTTAATTGTTTCTATGTCGTTCAATTCCCCCATTTCATAAGCTATAATTTTATCTAATATATCTTCTTTCATAACAATTAACCCCTTTCATTGATTAACCCAGTGCTTAACTTTATAAACACCCTACACCCTAACAAAAGATCTTGAGTTCATTAGAGTGTTAGTTGCCTACAATACAGGAACATTTATAACAAGCCTAGATTTTAATTCATCTAACTTATTATAAAATGCACCCATATCAACTCTTATAGTTTTATCTCTATCTATCCAATTAAGATGTTTTCCTGTTGTATTACCCCAATAGTTCTTCATAATTACTAAACCAATAGAACTATGATTAAAAGCTACTAATGTGTTGTAGCTAAAATAATAATCTACATTGTTAATATCTGTAAAGACTAAAGCATTTACACCATAGTTCTTAGATTTATAATCACCATAAGAACTAAATTTTAAAATGTTTTTTAAATAACTCATTTCTTATTTCACCCCCTTTAAATACAATCGTTGCAAATATCTTGTTCGCCATTACCTTTAAAGTAATATTGACAATATCCACATAGAGTTGCACCTATGCAATCATCTATTATTTCGCCATATTCTTCAAATATATAATATCTATCACCAACTTTCATTATTCCCCCTTGTTAATATATTGTTCTAATTGAAACATAGTAACAAATATATGGTTGTTACAATCTTCCCAATTATCTGTAATAGCTTTCTCTATTTCCTGTTCTGTATCCCAATAATAATCAGTATCGTTATAACATTCGTTAAAGTCTTTTAACTCATCATTCCAGTTATAATTTACTAATTTATTGATTAGTTCTTTTATGTGTTCGTTCATAATTTCCCCTTTATGTTTAACTAACTTAATAGTAGTGTAGTGTCTGTTTTACATAATACAAAATTTTATTATAAGTTTTTTTTGTTGTGAATAGTTGGAAGATGAGCAAGAAATATTATTACTGTCGTTCTTCCCCAATCTAAACCATATCCCCTGTGTTCTTAAAAAAAATACCCTATATCTCTACATACCTAGTTATTTCTTAGTTATTCTTGATTAAACCCTATAAACATTGACTATATAAC